GAGGCAACAAACGTTGAGGCAACAAACGTTGAGGCAACAAACGTTGAGGCAACAAACGTTGAGGCAACAAACGTTAAGGCAACAAACGTTGAGGCCACAAACGTTGAGGCCACTCTCGTTGAGGCCACAAACGTTGAGGAAAAAACAGATAAGTCTTTTCAGATTTTTGTGAAGACCCTTAATGGAGAGACAATTACCATTCGGGTGTCTGAAAAGACAACAATTGAACAGTTGAAGGAGATTGTGTCTGATTCTACTAACTACCCACCTGAGCACCAACGCATCATTTTCGCGGGCAGGCAGCTTGAGGAGGGACGATCCTTAGAGGACTACAGAATTGAGCCAGAATCTACTCTTCACATGGTTCTTCGTTTGAGGGGTGGGATGTTTCACTCCTCATCAGGCCGAGATGGTGAAGGACAAATGATTTTTGGAAGCATGGGTTTTGCTGATACTGGTCGGCGCCGCGCGTTGGAGCAACCCTCATGGGATACTGAGAGAGAGCGCGATGAAAGGTCATTCTTCCGCTCTCTCTCATCCCTTTCAGGTGGGAGACTCTGTGAGGCACTCTGTGAGGCACTATGTGAGGCACAGCCGCGCGAGACTCACGCTCTTTCTCTTGCTGGAGGTGGTGGAGGAAGATGCGAGGCATTGATGGAAACCCCAAAGGTTCTCCTCTGCCGAGCCTTGCCACGAGATATTTCCTTAGAGGAGCTTCGTCTGGACACGATCAAGTCCTTGCTAAGGGAGGCTCTGGAAAAGAAGAAGGTTTAGAAAATGTTTTATTTATTGTCCTTTGTAGTATAGATTAAGATTAGATTATGATATCAAATCTATATAAAAAAATCGCCGAAGATAGCATATTCCGAAGGAATATGCTATCCAAAAAAATAGATATTTATATCTATTTTTTTTATTTATCATCATTCTTAAACTTAATTGTATTTATCATTTGCTTTAAATTTGTGTTATTAATTAATTTCCATATATTTCGAATATCTTGTATTGAACTTATAGTATAAAATGTCCATTCTATATTTGATGTTTCTTTATTTTTTATAAAAGATGAATTCAATATTTTACAATTATATAATAACATAAATTTTGTCGCTGCTAGTATATCATTATAATTATCAGTATTACATGTATAATTATATACAATAATTTTATTATTTAATGGTCTATCATTTTTTGAACGCAATATATAATAATTTGGAAAAAATGCTGCTAAATAATCCATTATGATTCGATTATAGATTAAATAATTAATAATTTAAAATTAAATTATCAATTTTTTATAGGATCATCTCTTAATATAGTTTAGCAAAGCTAAACGCTATATTTTTTAATCAAGGTATAAACACTTTTCATTGCTGTCTTGTTCTGCGCCCTCTTCATAATTTTAAATGACGACAAATGAGCAAAACCAATCACCAAACACTTCTTGGAATCTTTCTTTAGCACTACAATATGGGGTCCGTCCCAAGGATTGAACGATACCTTTTCAGATTCTTTTGTCCAATTATCCTCCAACATCAAGCCACACATTTTATCATATGTATCATACCCATTTGCCACAATTATCTTTGGCTGGTTGGATGAAATCATTTCCTTCCATATGTGTCGGCAAATCTGAATGTGCTCCTTCTTTGAAGCCATCTCGTGCCAATTCTTTGACTTGTAAAAAACATAATTAGAAATCATCCAATTCTCACTCATTTGTTTCTCCCAATCAGGCGCTTCAAGCTCAACTGCTAGCGACTGAAAGAAATGATGCACCTGTTGCTGTAGTGGGTTGAAAGAACGAATTTTTGTTTTCTCATTCCATTTTCCCCACTTCTCATCAATAAAAGCATTATTTCGTTTAACACACAGACTAGACTCATCAAACGAACTCCCAGCAGGATTCAAACCAACAAACCAATATTTACTATTTATGCTAGAAGACGGAGAATACAACACACGATACGCACCAGACTTCGCCTTAAGCTGCTCTTCGATTGAGGCCAACATTTTGCTGTTTGACGACGGTTGATCTTAAATTGGATGGCTTAATATTTGTTTTAAATTCAATTTTTATTCTATGTATATATTATATCAATTAAATGGAATATAATATCCCAAAAAGCAAATTATTTAGATTTGACAAATTAATAAATCATACCAATATTAATCTACTTATTAAAGGACAGGGCGTATTTATTTTTGAATATTCAGATATTCAACAAACTTGTTCATTTACTTTTTATAATAAAGATAAAACAGATGGATTAAAAGTAGATATATCTATCGGTAGTGTTAAAATTAATAGAATATCTTTATTAGATCCATTAATTGATCCAAATAATAAAGTAGGATTAGTTAATCAAAAAGGAGCATATTATTGGATTAGTTTAGATGCTCAAAATCAGGTGATATCAGTTGGTATTGGTGAAGCAAGAATTGAAACGATTATTTATAAATATCAATTTAAATTTGAAAAAGAAAGAGATGATTTAAGAAAAGAAAATAAAATATTCTTAGAAAGTCTTTGTGTTATTGAAATCTCTAAAGAAAGCGAAACTATAAAACCAATAAAGTTATTAAGAGATCCTATTTGTAATAAAATTCCTCTTATTGTTCGTAATACTGAAAAGCTTTCTATGAATGATATAGCAAAAGAAACTTATTTACCCAAAGCTAATTTATCTTTGATAGCACAAAAATTATATGACTGTATTGCTGGAAAAAATTTTGTTCTAAATGATAAAGATTTTCCAGAATTTAGTGATGCCATTGAACATAGTATTAGAACTCCAGGATGTTGGTGTTACGATAAATTACAAGAAAAAAGTACTGAATTTAATAAAGATAAGCCAAATTTACTTGAAACTTATCTAAGAATAACTTTAGGATCTAATAATGGCGAATCTCCTGGGATACCTTATGTGCTTGAAATTTGGCCAGTTGGTCATTATTCTCCAGTTCATAATCACGGAGCAAGTAATGCTATAATTAGAGTTCTTCATGGTAGTATTAATGTAAGTTTATTTCCATATTTATCGCCTAGTTCAAATGAATCAGGAGGTGTTGAAAGATTTGGTGTTGCTGATTTTGTAAAAGAACAAATAACTTGGATTAGTCCAACTCTAAATCAAATTCATCAACTGAAAAATTTAGATACTAATAAAGATACTTGTATAACTATTCAATGTTATATGTATGACAACGAAAATTCATATCATTATGATTATTTTGATTATATAGATGATAATGGAAAAATAGAACAATATGAACCAGATTCAGATATGGAGTTCATTGAATTTAAAAAGTTAATGAAAAAAGAATGGCGTGAAATGAAAAGATGTAGAATCTTTGATATAATAAAAAAGTTTTTTAATTGTTTTTAAATAAAATTGAGCTGTTGCTTGTAGCTCCCACCAATTTTATTTAAAAAGTATTTTAAATAAAATTGAAATTTTATTTATTATTTAACACCATACAATATGAATAAAACTCTGTCATGGCATCCACAACCCCACCAATTGACATTGGCAGCACTGGTGGCGCATCTGCTATTGATAGCGCATCTGCTATTGACAGCGTATCTGCTATTGGTGGCGCATCTGCTATTGGTGGCGCATCTGCTATTGGTGGCGCATCTGCTATTGGTGGCGGATCTGCCTCCACCCTTCCGCCTTCCGGGTTAGACCCATGTTGCTTACAAATTGCCAAGGGCATTCGTGATCACGTACCAAATGGGGAGACACTTAGTGCTTTTTTTGTCATCTGTGCTAAGAAATTGGTAACTATGGCATTGCGGTTTTCGAGAAGGGAGCTTGAAAAAGTTTCTGATTTTGACTATAATTACCCGATGGTCAGCATTGGGAGACTGTGTATTCTTCTTCTCGATGCGCAGCCAATGTACCTTTCGTCAGTTATAGGCATGTTTTTCTTTCTGAAGAAGAATCAGTGTCTGACACGACTAAATACGGGCGAAGAAATCATTCACGCATTTTTTGCGGCAAAGAGAGACGGGCACCACAACATACAGTCTGAGATTTTTGAGGATCAAATAATTCGTGCCAACGAGATGGTCGCATGTTTGGTACGGTCTATTCGCACTGATGCCGACTGCAGGTTGGTTGTTAATTTTCTGACTATGTTCGCACAAATTCATTCTTGGCCATCTTTTTGCCGAAATGCTTGCCTTACAAACATTGAGGATCTGGCAAAGCGTGCTAAGATTGCTGAGATTGAGACACCAACATTTCTTGAATTGCTTAATAGCATCTGTTACTTAGAGGACGAGTTCGGAGGAAAGCCCAAACTTGCTTTCATCAAGCAATTTGTCATTCCTTTATTATAAATTAATTATTTTTTAGATTTTCTTTTATTTATTTTTATTGATTCTTTTGTTGATTTTATTATTGGAGCTTTTATTGGCTCTTTATCTTTTAATTCTAATAAATCTCCAATTAATTTTTTCTTTTGTGTAATTGTTAAATAATTCATCAATAAATTTAATATTTCATTATAATTATTATTATATGCTGTCTGTAATTCAATCAACTCATCACTTATATGACTTCCATATAATATTAAATTACGAACTATATTTATATTTCCTAATTTTATGGCAAGCATTAACGTTGTATTTCCTTCATTATCTTTAACATTTACAAAAGCTCCTTTTTCTAATAATATTTGAACGATCCATTCAAATCCTTCTTGAACAGAAATCATTAAAGGTGTTATTCCAAAACAATCAGTTGTATTAATATTTAGTTCATACTTTGATAACAATTCTTCTACAATTTCTTTATGTCCATTATAACAAGCAAACATTAAAGCAGTCATTTTATCATCTAATGTATGCTCATTAATTTTAGCATCATACATTAGTAAATAACGAACAATCTTATGAAATCCCGCTGAACTCGCAATCATTAGAGCAGTAATACCATTTGTTTTTATAGCATTTATATTCGCTCCATATAATAATAATTCTTCTACAATATCTAAATTACCTTTCATACATGCGATCATTAGTGCTGAACAATCGTCAGAGATTCTATTTATATTTGGATCAGCACCATTAGATAATAAATAACATACCGCATTTAGATGTCCTTCTGATGAAGCATACATTAAAGCAGAATTATTAGATCCAATTAAATTTATGTTGTTGGTTGATTTTATTAATAAATTTATACGTTCAATATTACCTTTATAAGAAGCATACATTAATTTAGTGCGAGATTTTTTTGAGTCATATAGTTTATCCTTATTTAATTTATTTAATTCAATATCATTATATAATTCTTTATTTAATACTAAAACAGAATCAATATTTTCAATGAATTTTAATTTAGCAGTAATAAACAATGAAGATAATATTGGATTTGTATATAAACTATTAATAATCATTTTAATTTTTTATTATGATTATAATTTGAATATAATCATATTGAAAATCAATTTTTTATCGCCAAATAAAAATTGACATGTCGCTTTGCTCCCAGCTATTTTTTGTAGGATTGATCCTTTGGATTAATTCTACAAAAAATTGACATGTCGCTTTGCTCCCAGCTATTTTTTGTAGGATTGATCCTTTGGATTAATTCTACAAAAAATTGACATTTTAATTACATATAAATATTAATTAATATGTAATAAAATGGGCGGACATGCTTTAAAAACTGTTCAAACAATTAGATTAAAAAAAGATGATTTTTTAAAAATACAACAAAAAGTTATCGATATTTTTAAATTTCATGAAATTATTATTGATTTTATTCCATACCTACAAGACAAAGAAGATTTTGGCGATTTAGATGTTCTATGGTCTAATGAGATTAATCCCGGAATTAATATGTTGGAATTTATTAAAAAATATTTTAAACCAACAGAAATTGTAGTCAATAGTGATGTTATTTCTTTTGATCTTGATAATTTTCAAGTTGATATTATTCAAGTTTCAAATATAACATTTGCTAAATTCTATTTTTCTTATGCTGATTTTGGAAGTATTATTGGAAAAACAGTAAAAAAATATAATATGTCTTTTGGACATAATGGTCTTTTTTCAAGTGTTGAAACAACTTCATTCTTATTAACTGATAACATATTAGAATTTTGTAAATTTTTAAATATTGATATTGAAATATGGAAAAATATAAAAACGAAACCTGATCTATTTCAATTTATAATTACTAGTAGATTTTTTAATAAAGAAAATTTTCAACCTAACATGTATAATTATGCCTACAGAAAAAGAATTAAACAAAGACCACTATATTTAGAATTCTTGAAGTTTCTAGAAATTGATATATCTATTTTAGAGAAAGAATGTGATGAAATTATTGATGAGTTATCTGATAATTCAGAAGAGAAAGAAACAAATAAATTAGTCAAAGAACAAATATTTAACGAGGCAATAAGTTTTTTTAATAAAGAAAAAGAAGTAGAAGATATAAAAAGAAAAATGGATATTAAAAGACATAATTCTTTAAAATTTAATGGAGCAATGTTAAGAGAAAAAGGATTTGCTGATAAACAAATTGGCATTATAATAAAAGCTATCAAATTAAAATATCATAATTATGATGAATGGATTTATAACTCAACTATTGAGGAAATTAATAAATCCCTTGATGAAGTAATCAAAAATGTTATTTTATAATAAAAAATTGACATGTCGCCTTGCTCCCAGCTATTTTTTGTAGGCTAGGATCTTTTAGATCCTAGAATCCAAAAAATTGACATGTCGCTTTGCTCCCAGCTATTTTTTATTATAATCTCGTCTTAGAGCCGATATTATAATAAAAAATTGACATGTCGCTTTGCTCCCAGCTATTTTTTATTATAATCTCGTCTTAGAGCCGATATTATAATAAAAAATTGAAATAAAATAATATTTCAATATTATTATCTAAGATATAATTAGTTATAAAGCTACCTC